GGTATTTTTTTTGTAGGCCTCCTTACTTAATAAAATGCCCCACTTAAATTAATGGTATGCTATTATTATGAATAGATAGGTAACTTAGGGACCTCAAAGGTTTTTCATAAGTTCCTCCTTTCTATTGTGTATGTTAAGTTTAGGCCCTACTGGCAACAGCTGGGCCTTTACTTTATGGTATAGTTTCTTAATGGATTATGTAAGTGTCGAGGATTGTGATATTTGTTTGCATCCTTATTGGGCTGACCAGTTAATGGATGGTGTCTGTGAGAACTGCCAGGAGTTTACATAAAAAAATTTTTTTCACCCTCCTTAAATTACTAGCAGTAGTAGATTAAATATACCTGGTAAAGTACCAGGGAATTGTATGAGGATACAATTTTGTGATAAGAAAGAAAGGCAATTCATCTTTAAAAAGTAAACAAAGTTATGTGGTGTAACAGTGTAATTGATGGAATGTTTTTGTGACTTGTCATGTTTTTCATTACAGTAAATGGACAGACTGTACGAACAGAACCTCGCTTCGGCGGGGTTTTGTGTTATGATTATCAAAAAGGAGTTAATATGCCAAAAGGTATCGGATACCCAAAGGGTATGAAAAAACCTAAGAAAAAAGGTAAAAAGAAAAAGAAGTAGCATGGCGGAGTATCAAGGTAAATCTGTAACATTAAATAAACCTTCCAGGATTGGTAAAGGTGAACCAGGTCATGGTCGTAAAAAGTTTAAGGTTTATGTTAAGGATGGCGACAAAGTTAAGAAAGTAATGTTCGGCGACCCTAACATGGAAATAAGAAAAGATAACCCGGAAGCTAGAAAATCATTTCGTGCTAGACACAAATGTGATACAGCATCGGATAAGACAAGTGCAAGATATTGGTCTTGCAAAATGTGGTAGGAGAGATATGGCCGGTAAAAGAGTAACTTGGAAGTGGGGCGACAAAACTTATAGTGGAACTTTAATTAGGGAAACTAAAACACATAAGTACGCCAGGACCAAAAATGGTAAAACTAAGGTCATACGAAAAAAAGTTTAATTGAAAGTAGCATGCCCTAAGTGTGGCCTATACTTAAACTACGATATAGACAAGGCTAAAATGACTTGTTTAAACAAAGAGTGCGAAGGATACAATAAATGACATCTGTTAAATTATGTTTTGCACAATCTTGTCATAATGTATTAAAACCACCTAAACGAAAATTTTGTTCTGCTACTTGTTCCAAGGCCTACCATAATAAAAAATTTTACGCCCAACAACAAGGTGCTGTCTATGAACCCGAACACGATGGTAAACCTGTAGCACAACCTAATGTACAAAAAAGAAGAGGTGTCGTCTATGATGCTCTTGTAGAAAAAGACTTAGGACCCCTTATTCTTAAAGGTGATTTAAAAAAACAAGACGCTGCAGAAATCTTAGGCTGTACAAAAGCTGCTCTATCTTATGCGTATGCTGCATGGATAGAAGATATGGAGACAAAAGAAAAAGCAGAGAACTGGACTTTACCTGCTAAAGCAGAGAAGTCATTAGCTGACTTTAAAATCTTTAGAGATAGGTATTTTCAAACAGAGACTGGTGAACCTTATCAAACTCCGGAGTTTCACATTAGATGGATTAAATCTATTCTTGAAGCTATCGAACATGGAAATCAGCAGATGATACTATCTCCTCCACGACATGGCAAGACAGACCTACTAATTCATTTCGCAGTATGGCTCATAATTAAGAACCCTAATGTTAGAATATTGTGGGTAGGTGGTAATGAAGAGATAGCTAAGAATGCTGTCGCTTCAGTAATAGACCAGTTAGAAAACAATGAAAAACTTATCGAAGAACTCTGCCCACCTGGAAAAAGTTTTAAGCCAACTAGCAGAGCAGGAAAAGCGTGGTCGCAGAGTGGGTTTACTGTTGGCACTCGTACTGTTACCGGTATTAAGTCTCCTACCATGGTTGGTATCGGTCGGGGTGGAAAAATTCTTTCACGAGATTGTGATGTTATCATAGGTGATGACTTAGAGGACCACTCTTCTACAATGCAACCTGCATCAAGAGAGAACACAAGAACCTGGTGGACTACAACATTATCTTCTCGAAAAGAGGAACATACAGCTTTGATTGTTATTGGCTCCAGGCAACACTATGACGATTTATATTCTCATCTACTAGACAACGAAAGTTGGAATACGATAGTAGAAGAGGCCCACGATACAGGATGTACTTTACCCGACTGGAATGATGAAGCTCACCAGGACTGTATGTTGTGGGCAGAAAAAAGAACTTACAAGTGGTTAATGGGTAGAAAGTCTGCTGCAGAGACTACAGGTGGTAGAGCAATTTACGAAATGGTTTATCTTAATGTTGCTATGCCTGATGGTATGGCTTTATTCGACAGCGTAGAAATAGAAGCATGTCGAGACCAAAGTAGAGAAATTGGGCAGGTACCTGCAGGAGTTAGGTTAATTGCAGGACTTGACCCGGCATCAGTCGGATATCAAGCTGCATTCTTATGGGGTTATGACCAAGCCTCTAACAAATTGCATATGATTGATATGGAGAACTCACTTGGAGGTGGTATTCCACAAGCACTTAAAATAATTAAAGAATGGTTTGTGAAATACAATCTCTCTCATTGGGTTATTGAAGAGAATGGTTTTCAGCGTGCAATTAGACAAGACCAATCTATTAGAGAGTTTGCAGGTAAGCATGGTATCTTTTTAGAGGGAACGCAGACTTATTCTAATAAACACGACCCGATATTTGGTGTTACAGCAATGAGACCATTGTTTGAACAAAAATTAATTTCTTTGCCATATCTTGGCTTTGAGGCCCAAGAAAAGGTAAACTTATATAAAAGTCAGTTGGTGTATTTTAGTTCTGCTCAAAACAAGAGTAGGTCTGTAGGACAGAAGTCTGACTTAGTAATGGCTAGTTGGTTTCCAATGAAAACTATTCGTAGACTTCAAAAGGAAAGACTTGCTACAATGGGACTTGAATATGAACCATCTTTTGGTGGATATGCAGGTAGTGATATAGATTTAGATAGTTGGAGATAATGAAAACAGAAGACGAAATATATAACAGGGTGTACGAGCTTAGAGCGCAACACGCAGATGTCATTTCAGAAAAAGATAAAATAAGAGCAATTATGAATGGTGGTGCTGATGGTATCAAGGCTTTACTTGGTAAACAAATGCGTGATATGGATTATAACCAAATACCTGCACCTAACATGTTACATTCGGCTATGGAGAGATTTGCACAAAAACTAGGTAGAGCGCCCGATTTAAAAATTGATATCTTTAATGACAAAGATAGTGAACGCGCTACAAAACGAGCAGAAAAACTAGAACGAATAGTACATGCTTATGATGAACAACAAAAATTAGAATTACAATTACCACAAGTTGGTAGATGGCTACCTGGTTATGGATTTGCTGTATGGGTATTAAAAGAAAAGAAAGATGCTAATGGTGTTCCTTATCCATATGCAGAAGTAAAAGACCCTTATCTTTGTTACCCTGGATATTTCGGCGAAGGTCAACAACCTAAAGAACTAGCTATTGTACAAAGAGTTCCACATGAGACATTGGCTAAACTGTATCCAAATCACAAGAATGTTATCTTAGATGAGATTGATGCTGAATATAATACAATGGCTTACATGTCAAGTTATGACAAGACCTGGGCTAATCAAAGTGGTACAGGTAAAGTTGTAGCAGAATACTATGATGACGAAGGTACATACATTTTCTTACCGGAAAACAAAGTTATATTAGATTTTATTCCTAACCCACTTAAATCCGGACCAAGATTTGTAGTAGCTAAAAGATTTGCTTTTGACCAAATGCAAGGTCAATTCCATCATGTTATAGGCTTGATGGCTAATATGGCGAAGATAAATGTTCTATCTGTCATTGCAATGGAAGATGCTGTGTTTACAGAAACCAACATCATTGGCGAGATAGAAAGTGGACAGTATAAGAAAGGACGATTGTCAGTTAACTATTTGACACCTGGAAGCCAGGTATCTAAACCAACAAACAATCTACCCTATCAGCTGTTCCAACAGATAGATAGACTAGAAAGACATCTTCGTTTAGGTTCTGCATACCCTGTATCAGATGATGGACAATCGCCTAACGCTTTTGTTACTGGTAGAGGATTAGAAGAACTAGGACAATCTGCATCATTGCATGTAAGAGAATATCAAGTAATTCTTAAAGATGCTTTAGAACAGATTGATACTAAGAGATTAGAGTGGGATGAGACCATGTACCCAAATATGCGTAAACCTATTGCAGGTTTTAGAAATGGTACAGCCTTTAAAGAGACTTATGTTCCTGGTAAAGATATTGCAGAGATGTACAAGACAAGAAGAATTTATGGTGTTATGGCCGGGTTCGATGAACCACAAAAAATTATTACAGGCCTACAGCTAAAACAACAAGGCATTATTGATAAACAAACTTTACAAGAGAACATGGATGGATTAGATAACATATCACAAATCAATTCAAGAATTAATGCAGAGAGAGCAGAGAATGTTTTGTTTGAAAGTCTTATGGCACAAGCTGCACAAGGTAATCCTAAAGCAACTATGGCTGCAATCGAGATTAAGAAAAATCCCCAAAACATGAATTCAATTCTAGAAAAGTTCTATACTCCTGAGGGTGACGACATGACACCGGAAGAGGCAGCCTTAGCACAAGCAGGTCAGCAACAAGCAGGACCACAAGGAGGACCTCCACCGGGATTAGCACAAGTTCTTGCACAAGCAGCAGCACAAGGAGGTGGACAAGGTGGCTAAAGATTTTGACCCGATGGAAGAGACTGATAATCTTTTTTACAATATCATTAATGAAGAAGACTGGGATATACAATTCGACTTAGATGATACAGACCCTAACTTAGAAGAACTTGTTATTGATTTAGAAGCTCCAGTATTTTTTGAATACTTAGTTCCTGGACCTATGGATGGTGTTCTTATTAAAATAATGATGAGAAGATTAAATGACAAACAACAAAACAATTTTATGAAATTTTTTCAAAACATCGGAAACTTTTTAGAAGACGAGGATAAAAAATATGGTTAGAAAAAATGCATCAGAACAAGCAGCTTCAGATAATACAGATTTAAAAATAGACCCTGCAACAGCAGATTTATATGTACCTAGAAAATCAGGTGACCCAACAGGACAAAGTGATTTAATTAATAATGTACTTTCACCAGGTTTAGGAGCAGAGACAAGTGGACCCGATGCTGAAGCAGCACAACAAAATATAGCTACACCTATGGGTAGACCTATAAAATTAGGAGCGCCAACTAAATATGGAAGCGTAGATGTTGCAGAGGGATTAGCAACAGCGGGTGCTAATATTCCAGGCAAACAAACATTAGATGTAGAAGCCTATTGGATGGGTTTAATGGAACGATTTAATGACCCTATCATTGCAGAGTACTTAACTCCTGATGCTTATGCTGCACCAAGAGTAGAGCCAATAAATAAAAACAAAGCTGATACAGAGACTACCTAATGAGGTTTTCTCCTTTTAACTTTTCGGCTTCACATATATCCGAAGCCATAGCAGCAGAAACTCTTAATAAAGTTAACTCCTATAACTTAGGTCAACAAATTGCACAGACACCTAAAGGCCAAGAAATGGCTAAAAACTTTAGTGAGTTAGGTAACACCTATCCTAATGTGCCATTCAAAATGAATGCTTATCAAGCAATGGCAGGAACTAATGCAGGAGATAGTAATGCATTTCAAACTGCATTAAAAACACAAGAATTATTAGCACA